AATTCTGACCACATTTTCCTTTCCTTTTCAAGAGCTGCTATGCTCTTTGGTTTACCCCAGCATATTCTGATCGATAACGGTAAGGATTACCGTTGCAAGGATTTTGCCGGTGGCCGGGTTTCTCGCGTGAAGGTGGTGGTTGACGAGAAAGGATCCCAGGCTGGTGCGATTGCCCAGCTCGGGATCCAACCCCACTTTTCAAAGCCTTACGGAGCCCAGACAAAGCCGATTGAACGGGACTTCAATACGGTCAAAAACACACTATCCAAGCACATGCCGGGGTACCGAGGCGGGGATGTCGTTGAACGGCCGGAAAGCCTCGAGCATGAAATCAAATCCGGGCAGATTATGAAGTTCGACGAATTCTCAAAGCTGCTCGATATCTGGGTGGCCGAGGTGTTTAACTCGATGCCATCAGAAGGCAAGGACCACAAGGGTCTGTCACGGATTCAGGCCTGGAATAAAGAACAGCCGGTTCTTCGGAAGATTACGCCTGAGGCAATGCGGTTATTCTGTATGCGGATTTCAAATGTGTATGCAATCGGGCGGAATGGCGTGCGTGACGGCCGGATTGACGGTTGGTATTGGGGCGACTGGATGAGTGGCTCCAAGGGTGAAAAGGTTTACCTTCGGCGGGATCTGAAAGCCTGGCAACTGGCCTACGTTTACCGGGCAGAGAATGATGAATACCTCGGGGATGCATTCCTTGCAACAGCAGCTCACGGCTTAGCTGAGACGGATGTAGACCGGCAACTGGTAAGAGATCTCGAGCGTGCAAAAGCCCAGGACAAAAAGCTGATGAAAGCCTACCTGGACAACCTCGACCGTCCGGATATGTTCACCCGAGTGGCCAATATGGCAGCAGGGTATCAAAGTGTGGCAGCTAAAAACGGACCTACTGAACTGGCAGAACAAAAGGTGTTCACGATTGATCACACGGCAATGGATGCCGTTATCGAGGCCCGCTCAAAGATGGCCAAGACCGGTACAGATGACATCGGTGCGCTGATCGTTGAACGTCCGAAGAAAAAGAAACTGTTCAGCTCTCCTGAAGAAAAAGCTGACTACGAAAATTTGATGGCTAAAAGGCAAAAAATTTAATTACCCATCCAGAGGCTGCAACCTCCGGATGGGTAATTAACCACAAACAACACCAGGAGACAACCTATGAGTGACACCAGCGTCAAGCAGCAACTTATTCAGCACATGGAGGACCATAAGGTCACCCAGGCAACGCTCGCAAGAGCACTTGGCATCAGTGCTGCTGCAGTTAACCAATATCTGCAAGGACTTTACAATGCAGATGTGGCAAATATCGAGAAAAAAATAAAGAGTTACCTATCCCTCTCAGCCGAGAAGGCAGAGGCTAAGATCTACCGGCCGAAATTCATCCAAACTTTCATCGCCTCCCGGATCCTGGACGCCTGCCGCTTTGCCCATACTGAACAGGAATTGGCCCTTGTTGTCGGTGATGCCGGGCTGGGAAAGACCACCGCTATCAAACAATATGCCCTTGACAACCCAGGAGTGATTCTGATCGAGGCGGATCCCGGATTTGGAGCCAGTTCAGTCCTGGAGGAAATCCTGCTGAAGCTGAACGGTGAAACCGGGCGGAACATTCATCCCATGATGAATGATGTGATTGCCCGACTGCGGGATACCGGCAGATTGATCATCATCGATGAGGCAGAAAACCTTCCCTATAAAGCGCTTGAGGTTCTCCGGCGGATCTACGACAAAACCGGGGTCGGCCTCCTGCTGTGTGGTATGCCCAGGTTGCTCTCGAACCTGCGCGGAAAACGTGGCGAATTCGCCCAACTTTACTCACGGGTTGGGAAGGTCACCAACATCAACAACATCCGGGCGGAAATGCCGGAATCGGTTCAGTCCGACACAGAGATGATGGTCAATGCCTACCTGCCCGGATCAAACGGATATTGGAAGGACTTCTATGCCCACTCAAAGGGTAACCCACGGGTACTGTTTAAGCTGATCCGCCGGTCCGCCCGGATTATGGAAGTTAACCAAACCCGCCTGGGTCCTGATGTTGTACAAACCGCAGCAGAAATGCTGTTGATGTGAGGGGGCCGAAAATGATCGATGCACACACAATGAACTACCTGCTGTTTTTTATGCTCGTCGGCTCCATTTCAATGAATGTTGGATTGGCGATTAACCTGTGGCAAAAACAGCAACAGATCAATGAAGCATACTACGTCCGGGAGGATTACGACCTCTTCTATCAACACTGTCTGAACGGCGATGATTCACCTGGCTCCAGATTTAAGGCCGCCAGGGAAACGCTGGACCTGATCAAAAGCCTGACCGCCAAAGATCACCAACTCGAGCGCAAATACCAGAAGATTCTGAATGATGCGGTTTCTGAGATCCGGAGCAACCAGGTCACAAGACTACAGCAAGTCGAAAAGACGGAAGGTGCTCAATGAGTTTCAAAACCTTTTACAAAGAACTGATCGTCGATGCAACCTTGACGGTGAAATTCCGCGGTCAACTCCTTCATCTCAATTCCCCGGCCCTTCCCGGCCGGGCAAGGGCTGTCATTATCGATAAGGAACTTGAACGCATTGTCGATGACGACGGGAACGTTCTGCCCCATACGGTTTTAAAACGCGTATTTCTGGCCTACCCGGCTGAGTTCGGGTCAATGGATTATGTAGCAGGAGGATTTTGTGAATAGCGCAATAACCCTCTGCCGGAAGCCTGACCAGGAGGGCGTTGTTTCACTCTATGGCACAAGGTTCAAGATTCATTCAAAATTAAATACCCCCTCAGTCTGGATTGTACTCGAGGTTGGGTGTGAGATCAGAATCATCGACGAAAAACAGAACCTCTTAACTTTTACACAAATAGGAAAAAAGGAAACGACAAATGGCCAGAATTAAACCCGCAAAGCCCACCTTCTGGATTAACTCCTGGGATGAGGCTGATAAAACCCTGTCTGAGATTGCAACGCTCAGGGCACGGATCAATGAGACCGTAGCTAAATATAACGCCAAAGAACAGGAAACCCGGATGAGGGAAGTTACACTTCCGAACCAGCCACTGGAAGAAAGGCTGAAAGTTCTTGAGGATAGTCTTGAAGCCTTTGCCTGTGACAACCGCAATGATTTCGGGAAGCTGAAATCAAAAGAACTTGTTCACGGGATCCTCTCCTTCAGAGTTGGGATGCCCAGGGTTGCACAGATTTCAAAGTACACGGTAAATGCTACTCTGAAGCTGATCAAAAATTCCTTTTGGAAAAATGACCTAATCAGAACAAAAGAGGAAATCGACAAAGACACCATTCTTGCACAGATCAAAAACCCGGAATCCGGTTTGAACGCCGATGTCCTCCGGGAATTTGGATTGGAAGTCAGACAAGATGAAACGTTTGGTTATGAACTAAAAAACGCTGCTGAAAAAGTCGCATAGGAGGAAGGTATGAAACTGAAACCGATCACAGAATCTCAATGGGATAATGCCGTTACCTCCCGGACCTATTCCGGGAAATACGAGGAACTGAGGAACTGGGTCAAAAATACAGAAAATGGGCAGATTGAAGTTGAGGCCGAAAACAAGAAGGAACTCACCCGTTCAGTTGTTGCAGCCCAGGTGGCCGCAAGGAAAAGCAACAAAACCCTGAAGGTCAAAAACCTGTCAGATACCAAGGCGTATCTGTGTGTTCTGCCGGTTTAACCGGTCATCTCCGGAGCAGGTCGGCGGAAATACCGGGTTCGAGTCCCGGCCGGAGAGCAACTGAATAAAATAAAAAACCCCCGAATCTCATTGCAAGACCGGGGGTCTGATCCCGAGTATAGCCCAGCTGAGGAAAGCCAGGCAGGTAAGAACAGGGATAAAAATAATCACCAAGCCGGAGACAGGCAAATGGGATGCATAATTTGTGAACGGGTTTCTGATTTAAACCGCACCTGCAGTAAGTGCGGGGGTGAAGTCTGTGTGATGCACCGCACCCCGTTCGACTCGGCAAAATATTTATGCCACACCTGCGACCACAGACGAGTGAAAACGATCCAGCAGGGTTTGTTTCAAACGCTGTTAAATGACGGTTTACCCCAGGTTAAATTCACCCACAACTGGAACAATAAACTGAATTGTACCTGCTTCACGACCATAAGGCCCTGGGATCCCGAACGGTTTAAAGTCGGTCAGGTGTATCTGATCAGGCACACAGACAAGCTGAAAGCCAGAGATATAACCAATCCATTTAGGGCAGAGTTGGTCACTGCCTCCCGGTTTCAACTTGCCAATCTGCCGGAGATTACGGCAGCTCTCGATACCGGGTATTCCCGGCAGGAGACTTTGGCTATGATGCAGAAAATGTACCAGGAAGCCGAGACGATTCCCTTTGGGATATATCTGTTCAGGCGGGCAGAATGAGCAAAACAGAATTCAAACGCGTCCGGATCACAGAAGTGGTATCCCTGGTCGACTCAAGGATTCAGCACTTCGAACAGCTGATCCAGGATTGGAAAGAGCTGAAACATAACACTGAAGTGAATAAGTGCCAGGCTGCTGCAGATGAACTAAAACGATTAAAAGTATTGATTCGGGAATTGAAATGAAGCCTTCTTTGAGACTGATTCTGTTTACTGACTGCAACCTGGCGTGCTCTTATTGCTGCAATGAGAATCCGGATGTGAATTCCAGATTCATTCAAAAGTCTCTCCATGACATTGATTATTACCGGTATGGCGCAATTTGCCTGACAGGCGGGGAACCATTCCTGAAACCTGATCTTGTCTTCGAAATACTCATCTGGACGCCACCGGAAATTCCGGTATACATCTATACAAACGGGCTTCTGCTTACCACAGAAATCCTGAGAAAACTCGGGAGTTTCGAGAATATCAGGGGGCTCAATATTGGACTCCATCACCTGAATCAGTTAAAGTCCATCACACCTCTGGTTGATAAGTGGTTCCCGGTCAGATATCTGATTCAGGACACCCGGCGGGATGAGTTTATTAAGCACAATCTTCCCAGGTTAAATATCATGAACACCAAAACATGGACCCTGGATCAGTGCGACATCCCGAATGAAGAATGGATTATCCTGAAAGGGGAAAATGATGCTCGGTAAGACGACCAAAACACAAATTGCCCGAATCCATGTTGGGAAGTCAGCTTTGAAACTGACCGAGGTTCAATACCGCGGGATCCTGGCAGGGTTTGGTGTGGAATCTTCAAAGGACCTTTCCTATGACCAGGGCAATGAAGTTATACAGGCCCTGAAGCGCCTGGGGTGGCGCGAGGTTTACAAGCCAAGACGAGTAAAAGACGGAGAAGAAAAAGGTTACGGACGCGCAAAATACAACCATTTAAAAGGACGTGATTCCGACTTAGCTACACCAAAGCAGCTCAGAATGATCGAAGCCATGTGGCGGCAGGTCAGCCGGGAACGGGACGATCATAGCCTGAATGCTTTCGTGAAGCGGATCACCGGCATTGATAACATCGAGTGGATTTCGCATCACCATGTGGCCCAACTGAAAAAGGCCATAGAAGATATCGACAGACAAAATTTGAAAAAGCAGGAGACAGCTAAAAATGCACAATCTCGACTGGATGGATGAAGTCGACCTGGGTCAGGTTCTGACCGGTGATGCAAAACTCGTTTACGACAATTGCGGACCAGAAACTGTAAAAAGACTCTGGTCCAGACTTCAGGGAATCGCCATTTATCCCAGCAGCACAGCCATTAATGCAGCCCAGCGGGCCTACATGCGGAAGAAGTTTGACGGGACAAATTACAAGGAAATCGCTGCAACCCTGAATGTCTCTGAAAGGTTCGTCCGGGAGGAGCTTGCCAAAAACTCCCGCGGTTTAAATGACACCTTTGACCTCTTTGGACAGGATACGAATAATGAATCAGCCACAGGACTTTAATTCACGGGTTGAAGCCCGGAAGCAGCAGATCAGGGAGGAAACGGCAAGGGTATTCCAGGATCCGCAAAAGGTTGAGGCCGAAGTAAACAAGCGGGCAAACCTGGAAATCATTCTGGAAAACGTACAGAAACACCCTGAATTTTCGAAGTCAATTCCGCCGGTTGATCTGGAGTGGTGGCTTGTGGTTGCCAACCCCTATCCGGCTACATTCATCCGGGAGCAGCTGAACCTGATGCACACCTGGCTGATCAGTAACCCCGGCCGCGAAAAAACGAATTACCGCCGGTTTATCATGTCCTGGCTAAAGCGTGAGTGGGATAAGAAGAACGAGAAACCGAAAGGACGGTTCTGAGATGGAACAGAAACTGATTTCCAAAATAAAGAAGTTGATGGAATTGGGCAAAAGCCCGAACGCAAATGAAGCTGCGGCTGCAATGGATAAAGTGCGCCAGCTAATGGAAGAAAATGAAGTTTCCCTTCAGGATATTCTTCTTTCCGATATTGGCGAGCAAGCAAAAAAAACCTTTTCAAAAGGGACATCTCTATCACGCTGGGAAAATGCATTGATCAATTGTATTTGCACTCAGTTCGGGGTTGAGGTCGTACTTGATAGTGAATTCAACACCAATACCTGGAAGCATGAAATGAGAATTCTTTTCATTGGCGAAAAGAGCCGGGTTGAAGTTGGAAGCTATGTATTTGAAGTTACGATCAGGAATATAAAGGCTGCCAGAAATACCTTCCTGACCACACTAAAACGGTTTAAAAAGACAAATAAGACCATTCTTGCAGATCAGTTCTGTGAGGGTTTTGTTGCTGCAATTCACCGGAAGGTTGCCGTTCTTTCAATTCCGTTTCAAGAAAAGGCTTTGATTGAAACCTACAAAGACAAAAGGTTTGGCAAACTCGAAATGGGTAAACTGAGGGAAGCAAAAAGAACCTGGACAGACAGAGATTATGATTCATTTTCTGCCGGGGTAAGAACCGGGAAAGATAGCCAACTTACAGCTGGGATGAATGGTTCAACAGTAAAGGCACTTAAATAATCGGAGTTATAATGAAAACTAAAACGTCTGTTTTGCTCATAACCCTTTTGTCTTTTTTATCATCCTGCACCGATGAAACAGGAGCAAAAAAGGCACTCGAAAGAAGCGGATATAAACCCATAAGTGTTGGCGGATACGGTTATTTTTCTGGGTCGGACGATGATATCTATAAAACAAAGTTTAAGGCCATTGCACCGAACGGTGATACAGTAACTGGTGTTGTCACAAAAGGCACTTTTAAAGGGAATACCATCCGTCTGGATGATTGACATCCATATCAATTAATATGAAAAAACCTATAATTCCGCCCCGTTTCTGGACCCCAGAAGATGATCAATTCTTGTTTGATAATTATAGCATCATGCCTATCCAGGAACTCTGCATAACATTAAACCGCACCGCACCGGCAATTTATGGCAGATCAGGGGTTCTTGGCTTAAAAAAACAGGTTAAAGTCCCTCAGAATATAATTGAGAATCTTTTGAAATATGGGGTTCAAACGAGATTTCAAAAGGGACATAAAAACTGGAACAAGGGATTAAAAGGCACACACTTTTCGAAGGAAACTGAGCTTAAATCTGGACATAAGCCACAAAATACCAAGTTTGACGGAGCAATAATGTGGCGCGAAAGCAGCAATGAGTTTTTTATCCGGATCTCAGAAAAAAACTGGATCCCTGTCAGGCTTAAAATCTGGCAGGATGCTAATGGTCCAGTTCCAAAGGGTTTCTGTGTGGTATTCAAGGATAAGAATTCCAGAAACTGCACACTTGAAAATCTTGCACTGATAACCAGGCGTGACAATATGCTGCGGAATACTATTCATCGATATCCGGCAGAAGTAAAAAGCTTAATCAGAACAGTAAAAAAAGCAAAACGAAGGATAAAAGAACATGAAGAACAAAATGACTGACGTTAGAAATATTCTGATTGAAGCAATGGAAAAACTGAACGATAAAGAAGCAATGGATGCCGGGGAAATGACAATTGAACGTGCTAAAGCTCTCGTTGATCTGGGTCAGGTGATCGTGAATTCAGCGAAGGTTGAAGTTGATTTTCTCCAGACTATTGGGGATAAAAATTATAGAGCTGAAGGAACTGGGACAGGTTTTATTTTACCTGAAGCTGCCGAAAGTAAAGTGTAACCCATGACCACCTTTCCCATCATGCCCTTTCCTTCGCCAGAAAAGGCCGGACGTTGCCCGGCGTGTAATCAGGTGCAGTTTGGCTTTGAGGAAAAAGCTGGTTGGGACTTGGGCCAGATCCGGCCCTTCGTCCGGCATGGATCCTCCCTGGTTGAATGTTCCGGGTGTGGGTTTACTGCAGATGAAGAATGGTGGTTCCAGTGGGATTACCAATGTCTGCAGGCTGGTTTGGATGAGGATATTATATGAGGCTGGCCTTGTTAATGTTTAGTGCCAGGCTAAAAGCATGCCTCCGGATTTTGGGAGGCGGATCCTATTACGTTTTTACGAAAAATAAGGGCCAGAACCGGTATTCGTCTGTCTTTGACTTGACCCGGGATGACCTGGTCCAGGTAATCGAGGACTGCGATGAGATTAAGCCGGGGGTACTTTACGATGCAGTCCAGATGTATAACCACGTCAGAATTGCAGAGAGGATTTTGATTGATGCACAAAATGAGGAAACCGAAGAGGAATGAGTAAACCTGAAGTGCGGGTAATTGTTGTGGGATGTGGTGCAAATGAAAGCCTGATCACCTATTTAACTGAACGGAACCCTGGTGCGGAAATCATTACCGTTGCTGAAGCTGAATCCCGTGGGCTTCTGCTAAGCGAAGTCGTGCATTTATTCCGATCAAGACCGGCGCCGAATCTTAACCTCAGGCATGATTTGATTCTTGCAGAGTTTGGGAAAAGAAAAAAGGACTGGTTGCCGGCAAAATTTCCATCAAACAAAAAGAAAAGGAAATAATATGAACAGAAATGAAGAAGACGTTGCTTTACTAAAACCACCTATCGGTCTGATCCCAAAATGGCTCTGGGAACAGCAGAGAATCGAGGATATCGATTCCGCAATTCTGCGCTACAGGGACGCTCTGATTGAGGTTCCGGAAGAGTGGTATGCAGAGCGGGAGGCATTACTCCATTCGCACCGGGTTTCAGCCAGATCCCAAAAACCCGGACTCAGGGAGATAGAAGTCACTATTACTGCTGAGTTTTCAGAATCTGGGGCAAGTAACCATTCGGTTGTGATGTCGAAAGATAACCGGATTACAGATACTCTGCTGGCCTTACAGATGGTGCAGGAGTCCCTTGAGCAACAACTGAAACAACTTCCACTGATAAGGCGGGACCTTAACCACAAAGACCTTCGGGCGTTTATTTCAACCCTAACCATCGGGGAGATGGCTTCACTCAGCTAAACCACAAAAGAAAACGCCCGATTTTGAGAAAGGATTAGTTCTTGACAACAATTTTTAAACCCCGTACCTTTGAATCACTACCAAAACACAAGAGCGGGAAACCGCATCGACATTTTGCACCCACTACTTTGCTAATTTAGCGGGTATTTACCATTTGCCGGTGCGTCATCCGTAGTCAATCGGATGGGGTTGCTCTTGTGACCTTGGTAGCGCATCGGCGCTTTTTTCTACCAAAACACAGGAGATGAAAATGAAAACGACTTCTCAAACGCCTCAAGTATTTTCCTTCCAGCATCACCCACTCCAAGCACACATCGATAAAAATGGTAACCTCTGGTTCGTCGCTCAGGATGTTTGCAGTATTTTAGGTCTCAACAATGTGAGTGAGGCAACTCGACGACTGGATCCAGATGAAAAGCTGGTATCAGTATTACCGAGACCAGGTCAATCCAGAGCTGTTCTGCAGGTTAGCGAATCCGGTTTGTACAAGTTAATCATGGGCTCAAATAAACCAGAAGCCAAACAGTTCACGAAGTGGGTAACTTCAGAGATGTTGCCGGCAATCAGAAAAACCGGGCATTACGAAGTGCCGGGTAAAGCTCTGCCGGCAGAAAAAAAGCTGTTGCCCGAAAAGCGAAATCATAACCGGCTCGATAAAGACCGGCTGATCTCGATTCTGGCAGATGTTTGCCTGATCGATGATAGCAATCTGCGTGAGCGGCTCAGGAATAAGCTGATCGGAGGGGACAATGGTTTCCATTCGTGATCAAATTATCGTCCTTGAAATGCGGGGCAGCGAGGAAGATCTTTATAACCTGATTCAGAGCCTGCTTTCTGCACTGGGCTCGCAGGATGAAAATACGATGCTCAGCTCTACTGAAGTGTATCACATCACAAACCTCATCCGGGAGCTGATCCCGGATATGACCAACCCGGCATTCAGGGTGCCGCACGGTAAAGAGAACCTCTCAAAAACCTGATCCTCTCCTTTTCCCGGACCGGGGCTGAAACCCGGTCCGTTTTTCCCTTAGAGCAACTTGTTAAAAATGTATTTATATTTACGCTTCGCATAGGTGTAATCAATGTTTATCAACTATTAAAAAGGGGAATAACATGGACTTCAAGGATCAATTAAAATCAATTGGTGACAGAGTAGCTAAGTTAAAGGACCAAATTCAAACTGAAGAAGCTACGAAAAACGCCTTCATTATGCCATTTTTACAAGCATTGGGGTATGATGTATTTAACCCTACCGAGGTTGTACCAGAATTTGTTTCTGACATTGGAACTAAAAAAGGGGAGAAAATTGACTATGCAATTTTTAAAGACGGATCATTAACTTTACTGGTAGAATGTAAGCATTGGGCACAAAACTTAGCTCTTCACGATGGGCAGCTATTACGGTACTTTCATGTTTCAAAAGCCAAGTTTGGACTTCTAACCAATGGAATTATTTATAGGTTTTACTCAGATCTTGTTGAACCCAATAAAATGGATGAGAAGCCTTTCCTGGAATTCAATATTTCAGACATGCGGGATAACCAGGTAGAAGAACTAAAAAAGTTCCATAAAACAATATTTGATGCAGACAGTATTGTGAATACGGCCAGTGAATTGAAATACACAAATGAATTAAAACAACTGGTTCATCAGGAGCTTAATAACCCGACAGGTGATTTTGTGAAACATTTTGCCCGTCAGGTCTATCCGAGCGTTATTACAGCCAAGGTTTTGGATCAATTTACGACACTAACAAAGAAGTCGATTCAGCAATACATTAATGATCTTATTACCGAGAGGCTCAAAACCGCTCTTACCAAAGAAGATGAATCTATTAAAAAACTGGAAGCAGACCAGAGCGCGGAAAAAAACAAGGAAAATGAAGTAAGGGTGGTTACGACACAAGAAGAGCTTGAAGGATTTCTGATTGTCAAAACCATTTTGAGACAAACTATTCCCAGTAAGCGTATAACCTACCGGGATGCACAGTCTTACTTCGCAATATTACTTGATGACAATAACAGGAAAACCATTTGCCGGTTGTACTTAAGTGGCGGTAAAAAGTATCTGGTTACGCTTGACGAACAAAAAAAGGAAGTTAAACATGAGATTACGAGCCTGGATGACATTTTCAAACACGCTGAATTGCTTTTAAAAATCGTAGAGACGCTTGATAAGACAAAAGAATCGCTGGGCTGAATATAAAAGTGGTGCCCGGAAGATTAGAATATTGTTCAAGGTAGAAGTGTTTCTACCTGACTGTTGAAAATTACAGTAAATAGAGGTAGCTTTAGTAAAAGCAGGTTTAAAAAGGAGGTAAATGTGATTCTTTCAGATAAGCAGATCAAGGAAGCAATCCGGTTGGGTGAATTAAAAATTACGCCCTACGACGAAGGACAGGTTCAATCTGCCACCTATGATCTTCGGGTTGGACCACAAGGTGCAACAACAAGCGCAAAAAAACTTGTTGACATTAAGTCAGAGGGGGTTTTGATTTTAAAGCCGGGTGACTTTGGGATTGTTACCGCTTTAGAAGAGATTACCCTTGGGCCGGATTATGTCGCCAGGTTTGGGTTGCGATCAAAATTTGCAAGAAAAGGCCTCATTGCCACTACCGGACCCCAGATTGATCCAGGGTTTTCAGGTCGCCTTATTATCGGCCTTACCAACCTGACGCCCCGGCCGGTTTCAATTCCCTATAAAGATGATTTTCTGACGATTGAAATTCACAAGCTCAGTGAGCGCCCGGAAAAGGTTTATAGCGGACCCTATCAGAATATCACTGAATTGCGGCCGGAAGACATTGAAATGATTATTGAGAACGAAGGAATGGCGCTTTCTGAAGTCGTAACCACTCTACAATCGCTCAGTAAAAATGTAGGGGACTTAAACACAAACGTCATTGTTTTTGAGAAGTCGATGATTGGGTTTGAAAAATCAATGTCCCAGATGCAATTTGTTAATAACCTGATGCTGGCGTTGATTGGGGTTGGGTTGGCGGCAATAAGTATAATTTATGCCTTGAAATAGCGGATTAAAATAACAAAAGAAATTGGTCACCCAAGAAAGCCCGGTTACGCCGGGCTTTCTTGTTTTTATCATGACCTAAATCTTAAACAAAAATCCTGTCACCTTCCGGGAACCAATAAAAAAAAGGTTCCCCAATGACAGAGTTAGTACTATGGCAATTTTTAATGAGAGTCGGGCATCGGGCTGAGTCCTCTTTGTTTATCCTGGATCTTTTGCATCAGGCAGAAACTGCCGGACTTATAACCCAGCTCGCTCATTTTTTAACCACCCAATCCATTACCGTCTTTTTATACTGTTCAATATCAGCTTTATTCAGTCCAATGAATGGCCTGGCAGGTATTTTAAGTGTGTATGTAACCTGGGTCTGGCTTTGCCGGAAGCGCTTATGAGTGCTTTTCGCAAAGACAGCCAGGTACTTGTTGTTTTTTTGCCGGATGAGCTCTCCGCTGGCCGAAGTCCGTAAACGGGTTGTTGCCATGCGGGTAACATCCTTCTCAACTCCAAACTGATGAATTTCAGCATAGGCCAGATTGGTACCGATAGATGCTGAATGAGAGGTATGGGAATTCTGAATGCTTTTAACCAGTAAACTTGAGTCTCGGAGAATCGGATGAGCATTGCCTCTCTGTTTAATTCTGGATGGGGAAAGTCCTTGCCACGGTTCTCCCAGCCTGGCTCCTTCAGTCCTGAAATTATCTTCAGTCGCAGAAATCATATCCTCTGAGATTGCTGCCATTACCGGTGACAAATCCGCGAGTTTTTCGGACAGCTTTTTCAGCAAACCGGCCGCCTGGTTTTGAAACCTGATTTCAGTCATATTAAATCCCTGTTTAAGTGCGATTTATGTCCAGAATATTTACGGTGAACTCTTCAGGAAGCGGAACTTTAGTTCGTGCCAGGAAACTGTATCGCATCTATCCGGGGTAAACGCTGCCTTGTTAGTCGTTTATTATTTCCGTTAAAGCCGAGTCACTTTTATCCACTTCATCGGGGTATCTTTGCTTTTGTACTTCCAGATACTGTAATAATCCAGACCAACCCATATAAGTCCATGATATTCAATTTTCAGTTCCGTATCAGGGCTTTCAAACGATGCTGAAAAATCCAAAAATAAAAGCATAAATGCTGCTAAGACTATCCATATAACAGATTCGATTGGGTTTTTCATATTTAGTACTCGTCTTGGGAAATAAATTCGAATTGCAGATGCACAACAAATAAAATCAGGCTGATTCTTGTTGTATTTATCTCGAACTGAACCCCGCAGCTTTCAGTGATCTCAAATCCTGATTCAACCCTGATGGTTGGGATCAGAAACAGGTCAGATTTTTGGGGTGAAACTGTGGCAATGATGGAAAAATTAAAGTCCAATTGAAGCCTCCTTTAATCAGGGTTTAGGGGTGTTACCGGTGTAAGGTCAACTATCTGACCTTTGAGGTCATGCCAGCAATCATCAAGAAACTGAATACGTCCTTCCCGGATGAAGGAGTGGCATTTTTTCCCTTCTTCCATAGTAACGAGGAGAGAGGGGTTAAGTGTTGGCTTAACCAGGTCGCCATTAAATTGCCAGATGGTTTCATTAAATCCGTGGTAACAACCACATCCGGGACAATCGAACAAATAAGTAAAGCCCCAGTTCTGATCTGGGGGAACTTGTTTTAAAACTGTTTTCATAGTTAATACTCGTCTTGGGTAATAAATTCAAATTGAAGTTGCAGAATAAATAAAACCAAACTGATACGAAGTACGTTGGTTTCAATAACAACCGGGCCCCCAGTTGTCACCTCAAGTTCTGATTCAATCCGAATAGTAGGGATTAGGCTAATCTCTGACTTTTCGGGCGAGGTTGTTGCAATAAGCTGGAAATTGAAATCCATTTGAGTTCCTCTTGATCCTATAGAATAAAAGACGTACATTCGTTTAATGCTGTTGTGGGAAAATCTCCCGAGAGGTAGTCGCCCAAACCAGACCGGAAACGGGGCAATTGGGTGGTGTGTGCCTGGCACATCTGGGTATGTCGGAGGACTGGGAGTCTCTGAGCAACAGACATAAGGTTACCAGGCGTAACCTTTTTTTTAATTCTCATATATCACTTCCCCCCTTTTTTTCATTCGATCCACTTCTTCCTGAGTTGTTTTTCTGAAAGATTGCAAAAACATTGCCTTTCCTGACTTTGTTTTTTTAAGAACAGAATAAAAATCAGATTTCCCTTTTGAATAAAATAAATAAGTAACATCACCTTCCTTAACAATTAATCTGGATGATTCGATTGAGGGTTGTATTAATGGGTAATGTTCAATTTTAATTCCTTCAGATTCATGCTTAACAATTTGTTTTACCAGGGTTTCTGAACTTAGCCGAACGGTGCGTATATCTGTTTTGAGTAACTTCAATAGAGTATCATCTAGAATTGCAACCGGCCAGTATTTTTCAGGTGATTCAGTTTTCTGTAGTTGAATAAGAATCTGATTCGTTTCATTTCCTTCATCTTGGAGCTTTTTAATTTTATTTTTAATTCGAGTATAATTCAATTCAAGGTCTGGCCCTGTTAACACCCCATGTACATATTGCCGTGCAACATGGTAATCGTATTTTTCAAGATCAGGTTGATAATATCCTTCTCCTTTCGGGTACCCCCAACCTTTTCCCGTTCGCACAGCCTGTTTTGCACCCATGTAAACAGCTATTTCTGTTTGTGGGCCGGCAGATTCCGTTTCCTTCAGGGGGACCTTTTCAATTTTGATCAGCTGATCTCCCGATGTAGGTTTTAATCCTCGCGCCTTCAGTTCATCCTCCCGGAATGCCCTGATCCGGCACCGGCAACCCCAGTCGATCGGCGGATAGAATTTCTGCCAGAATGGATCATCATGCGGGAAAACCTTTCCGGAAACCGTGTAGTCCAGGAGACGGTGGGAGAGCCGGGTCCGGTGATCCAAAAGAGAAACCCACCCCCAGAAGGGTCGAATTGCGGAATTCTCCTTCATTGATTTCCAACGGCCAACCGAATAGGCTACCTGTAGATTTGTCTGGTAGATTGTCCGGAGCCGTCTGGGTGACCCTAACTGCACTTCCTTTTCAGGATCTACTCCAGATGGGAGTGGTGATTCTGTTGGAACGTCCTTTGCCGGGACTCTACCCCACCAGCCTTTCGCCTGTAGCAGTGGGGTTAGGCTCTTTTTGAATTCGGCTTCGGTTTTTCCGGTTTTGATCGCATCCTGAATTCCATTATGAATGTCCTGAAGGATATCCATTTTCATCGCCTTGGCTACTGTAAACGCTTTGGCGTGTGCCTCTTGCCAGGTATCCGTCCAGTCCCAGGAAAAGGAATAACCCTTCGTTTCAAAAGCTTTTACAATCGCCTCGGGTTCAAGACCGAATACTGCGGAAAGTTCAATTGGTTTTGGCATAATCAGTAGAGGGCATTAAAGTGGGTGTGGTCCGGGATCTGACAGACAAATTCAAACTCCTCGCTGAATTCACCGGTAGGTTCAGCGGCGGTGATAAATAACTCCCGCGTAAATTTGTGGCGCCAGATCTGATGGCCATTCCCGGTCAACCAGACACCATCCCCGGTAACTCCCATCCGGAATGGTTTCTTTTCCCCGATTTCTATGTGGGAGACAGTTAAAATATTGAGCTTCAAATTAGCCTCCAAATTTGCCCGTGGCGGGCCGATCCCTAATCCCGTCCGGATGTTCGCCGGAAAACCGGTTAAATAAGCCCTGTAAAATTTAAACGGGGTTTAAATGGGGTTTCGGATAACTATTTAGCAGCGTTCAGCCTGCCCCAGATTTCGGACACAAAAATTGCCTTCCGGAGGTATCCCTCCAGCTCTGAGTCATTCATCTCGGGAAAGAGCCCGGCCAGGGACTGAAGCATGTCTTCAAAGGAGTCCGCTTTTTCAACCAGGTCAAGGACCGGTTTCAGAATTTGTTCGGCAAATCTACCCTGAGCGGCAGCGGGATCCCCGTCGGTCATGAAGCCGATAAACCGATCGAGAGCATCTTGATCCGGATAAGCCTGTGATTCTGCATTCCGGAATTTCAAGACTTTTGTTTGATCGGCCAAAGAGGGTTCCGGTGTTGGGTTGGCAGAGGCTGGCTTTTTAACCTGGAAATATTTCGGGTCAATATTGTATGCCTCCGAAATATACTCCGGTGTGAACTCAACTCCTAACTTTTCAGTCAGGACGGCGTCCCGATCAGCCAGATTTTTATCGACGTCCTCTTCTTCAAAGAGAGTGAATTGGGGAGTCTCCGTGTCAGGGCCGTAATTAACCTCACACCACCAGTCAATCAGTTGCTGGATGACTTCCTGAACGATATCAGCATCCCCAGAATTAACCTGGTCAAGTTTTCCTGCCTGGGTTTGCCCCAGCGCATTCGACCCGTTCCCGCCGGTGTTGTCTGTGGTGAGTGTTTGGGTCAGGATGGCCTTCGAGATTTCCCGGTCGCAGTACTCGATCAGCTGAAGATAAATTCCTGCATTGGCTGAAACGGATTTTGCATCGAGGATTTCAACAGCCTGATCGTTATAAATGACGGCAATTGCATCCTGAACCATGTCGTCCAGTTTTCCTGCCAGATCATCCATGATTTTCTGATCAGTCCCTCTCGGTACTTTTCCGACCGCAAACGGCATTCCGTATTTCTCCGTGAACTGAACCCAGAATTTCAGTCCGCCACGTTTAAAGGTCACCGGCCAAAAAACCCTGGAGAGCAACTTTTCACCGTACGGATTCATGTAGCTGGGATTATGTTGTGCCAACAGGAAGGACCTTGGCGGGACCACCGTGCCCTTGTTTATTCCTCGCATCCCATAATCCAGGATGAGTTCATTATCCTGGTTGAAGCTGAACCATTCCTGAGGCTTGGCCTCGATCGACTTAATCTGCCAGGGAATGCTTTTTGTATTCCAGGACAATTCGATCGGTTGAAAACCAAGCATCAAGGAATCCAGTATCTGGTTCTTTAACCTGCGTAATTTGACCTGCTTTTTAAGCATGTCCTGGACGCCTTTTGCGATCCGGCTTTTTGTTTTACCCCGGTCCAATTCCCAATCGAGAGACAGAACTCCAGCCTTCCGCTGTTGGACGGCGGAGTAAACGTGACTGTCGGAAAGTAATTCACGGTAGGTGGAAATATCTTTCCCCAGTTTATTAAGAACCGGATCCGGGTCCGGCAGGTAACCCATCATGGTAAAATCGTATGGGTTATTCTGCCGGGTGGCCAGTTCACTGGTCGCAAGCCTTGGGCTGCCGTCTGAAAATTGTTTGAACTCGTGGTTATTTAACCAGATCCCGTTTTTCATTGATGATCCTTAGTAATTCCAGGTTAAGACTTCGATCTTTTTCTTTCTGGTGCCACCTTTTGATTTTGCAGCTGATAACGGCCGTTCAACATGGCGGGTTTTCCAGCCGAATTTTTGGATGTAGTGGTCCAATTCGGGATAAGGATAGGAGCTGATCAGGAATTTACCTTTTACTTTTGAAAGAGTTTCGAGCAAATTGACAAAATCAACCATCGTATACCCACCATAGTGTCCAAGATCAGTATCAGGGTACGGGCTGTCACAATAGAAAAAGGTTTCGGGGGAATCACGGGAAGCGATGACCTTTAATGCATCGTTGTTTTCGATCGTAACCAGGGCCATCCGTTCTTTAAGTGGGTGACTGAAAAGCGCCTTTTTATTCCGCAGCTTCAGCGGAACACCCCCTTTGAGGTCGTAACCAAATCCGCCATGAATCTGGCAGCCGAAGGACATATTGGTCTGGACCCAGAAAGCCCAGGCTCTTTCAGTATCGGTAAAATAATCTGGGTTATCGTAAATCAGGGCGGCCTTGGCATGCGCCGTCCTGGAGTGTGGCGTTGCTTCAATCATAAACTGCAGCTGATCGAAGTTTTTCTGAATCTGCAGATAAAAATTGAAAACCTCCCGGTTGAGATCGTTAATGACCTCGACAAGGGATTTTGGTTTTGCGAAGAAAATCGCACCGCCACCGAAAAAAGGCTCAACGTAAAGAACATGCTCCGGGATCATGGGGATGATCTCCTTAGCCATCATTTGTTTTCCGCCGTAATAACTGATCGGGGTTCGCTTTATTCCGGCTTCCTTGCCGGGTTTTTTGGATTCATCCATTTTAAAAGATTCCTTTGGGGGTTTTAGAAACCATCTGTCACTGATTTTTTTCTTTTTCCGGAGGTAACCACCACCGGGGGGCCTGTTGAGTAATCCCTGGATGCATTCATGGCCAACGCCCAGGACCAAAACCGGTCACCGTGGCCGTCTGTTTCTGACCTGTTGGCATCCAGGCGGATGGATCCGGAAGCTGTGGTGCTCCTTTGGATTGAGTGAAAATCGTCCCGAACAATTTGTTCAGCGGGAAGAACTGCTTTCCCGTCCTGAAGCTGATTCCTGCCGTACATTGCAATCTCTTCTTTGAGCGCCCCAGTAAACTGGACTGCTTCAACTCTGAAAACTCCGAATTCAATCTGGGCCTCTTCCGCCAATTGCCGGCCTATGCCGGTTGCATCGATGCAGGCCCGGCGCATTTTTGGGTGGGCAAGAAGACTGTACAGAATTTTTCGTTGATCAGGGAACGGAAGGCCTGCCAGTTCAATTCGTTTTCTGGAATAGTCAACATCCCCCAGTCTTTCGTTGACCCACATAACTGTCAGGTCCTTCACCCGGCCAACGTCAACACCCAGGTATAGGTCACCGGTGCAGTCTGAAAGCTCTTTCTGGACGGCCTCATCTTCGTGGGCCATGTAGAGTTCGTAGGTGATGAATGCCGTGGACTCGTCTACTGCAATACACATGTATTCTTCGTTGAAGATTGTTTCATCCCGGCAATCTTTTTTGATATCCGAAATCCACTCCTCCCGTTCAGCTTCAGAAGTCGGTCTGCCTTTAATTCTGTCAAGAAGCCCCTGAGCAACTGCATCACGGATTGTGGTTGTGTGAAGTGACCAGCGGGTTTTTCCCCGTTTTGTGTCATCCACAAACTTGAAATACAAGCAGTTTTTTCCGTGGTGAGTTGAAATGATCCGAATAGGAAAACCCCAGGTTGTTGCCGGTTTGGCAGCCTTCCAGAGTTGCCGGTCCTGTTCGTGAAAGGCAAATTCATCGAGGACAACCTTTCCACCCTTTGACCGGAAGCCCTTGGGGTTTGATGACAGGGCCGTAATTCTGCGCATCTTGCCATTGATCGTAAACTGAATCACATAGGTTTTGATATCCTTCTTTTCGTTGTCGAAAATAGTTTCATCAAATACCGAAACAGCAGCGTTAAAAATCTTGGCAAAATCAGCGCAATAAAGGATGTACTCACGGGCAGCCGAGTCGTCTGCGGATGAAAACCAAACAGAGGGGACTTTTTCCTCAACAATGTCCCGGACGTCCTCAAATGCCTGGACAAACGTCCACCCGATCCGCCTGGATTTCTCTGCAATTTTTACCGGCGACCGATCATTTAGCCAGGCCACCTGGTAGGGCAGGAATATTTTCTCAAGTATTGAGGTCGACACCGAATGTTTCCTTCAGCAGGTTTCTCAGTTCTTCCTTGCGGGCAAGAACTTCATCTTCACTTCCAGATTTCTTGCCGCCCTCCATAAAAGTCAACAGGGGCTCATCTGTCATCTTGGCAATTGAGTAGGCCTGTTTGAAGGCCAGGATAGAGGTTCTGGATGGGTTGGCAATTGCTTCCATCATGGTTTTCTTCACCAGATTCCTGACCCCATCTGCAATTTCAATTTCAAACTCTTCATGCTTTTTTCGTTTTTCATCCCACCGGCCTTCGATCTTCCAGTTGTACAGTGTTTTTCTGGAAACCTTTCCCTCGAGAATACCAAGCACTGCATCCAGGGATAGTCCCTGGGCCACATAGAGCCGTTCCGCTTCAGCCGCATATAGTGCTGTTTTAGCCAAGGTCATCCTCCATTTCCCTGATGTCCTTTGCCAGTTCATGATACTGTTTTTGAAGACTGATCAATTCCTGGACAGAAACTAAAACAGCTTCAAGATCTAAATCCGGGAAATCAGTGTAGGGATCCATTTTTTGCTGGACGGCAACCTGATGGGCCTCGGCTTTCACCTCGGTTTCCTTCAGTCGTTTTTTTGAATCAGCCAGACGGGCTTTCAGATTCAGAATCTGAGCTTTTAAAAGGGACATTGTTTCTCCGAATTAATTAAGTTTTCCGGCACTTTTTACAGCATCCAAAAGGGCGGTGATAGAGGTTTCCAACCGAATCGATACGCCATTATTCTGAAGAATAATTTCATTGTTGTCCTTGATGGTTTGAATCAGATCCTTTTGGGTATCCAGGCTTTTGTTATTTAGTTCAACCAGTTTTTGATTCATGCTCTCGATATTCCGCTGGTACCGGCTGTTCATTTCTGAAATCCGGATCTGGTTGGTTTCGATGAGTGAATTGATCTGGGTCTGGTGGGAGGCGTTTAACTCCACGATTTGAGCCTTGTGATCACGGATGATGGCTTTTATGACTTTGATCAGATACCCGGTTGAAAGCAGGAAAATGAACAGCATAATGCCGGTCATGATGTAGTCGCCAGTGATCGTTTTTGCGGCCTCCCCCGCCGATGTTATTGCATCCATGCAATCCTCAGTTTATGGTTTTTCTGCCCGGACAAACCTGCTTCCGGATAGTGCAAAAATCCTCAATTCTATATTCCCGAATTAGTGAATGGTTCAAAAGAATGGGGTTGGGATAATGGAGACCTTTGTACTTACGATGTTCGCCAATCAAACCAAACAGGTGCAAGGATGAGAAAATGAAAGGTAAATTTTTCCAGGTATTCAAGGCCGGAAAGTACCCGCAGGGAGACTTTTCTGAAGAAATGGTTCAGGCCATTTCGGACCGGTATGATCCGGCGTTTTGTGAAGCTGCCATTACAATTGATCATGCTGCAACTGGCCCGGCATGGGGTTGGGTCGATCAGCTGAGAGTCGAAAACGGGCTTCTGATGGCGGCCTTCAAGAATGTTGTTGCCGAGTTTCAGGAAGCTGTTGAAAACCGCCAGTATAAGCGGGTTTCTGTTGAGATTTTCAGAGAAATTGATGTGCCGGGAAAAGGCGTTGGCCCCTACCTGAAGGCAGTCAGTTTTCTGGGTGCAGCGGCACCCCAGGTGAAAGGTCTGGAACCAGTCTCGTTTTCTGCCGGTGAAAACATTGAAGTTCTGCATTTTGAAATGGACGAGGAAGCAAGAAAAATGGTGTTGGTTTCCGAGTCAGAATTTGCGGCGTTTTCGGCGGTTGAGTCCAGGATTCAGGCACTCCAAAACGACCTGAAAACCGCACAGGATCAAAATGCAAAATTTGCCGACATGGAAGCTGAAAAGGCGAAAGCTGAAGAACGCCTGAGGCAGCATTACATGACCAGCCGGAAAAACGATTTTGCTGCATGGGCAAATGAGCAGATCGTTTATGGCCGCGTTACTCCTGCCCAACTCGGGGATATTCTGAAAATCCTCGAAGCGCTGGATGCAGTTGTCAGCTTTTCTGATGATGGAACGGTCACGACCGAACCTGCCGGTGTCCTGCTTTTCAAAACTTTCATTGGATCCCTTCAGCCGGTTGTACCGGGTGGTGTGATTGCGAAAAAGCCTGGAGAGGTGGTTGCTGATGATGGACTCGCTTCCTTTGGCAATGTGGAAATGGATCCCGATCGGGTTGAACTGCATAAAAAGACCGTTGCGATCCAGCGGGAAAAAGGAATTTCTTACGATCAGGCCCTCAGCCTGGCGATGAAACAGTAAACTAAACAAACGGAGCAAAAAATGTCGTTAAAAAAGGACCGGATCGTAGATCCTGTTTTGTCTGAGTGGGCTCGTGGGTATGTCAATGCCCAGATGATCGCCTGGAATCTGTTCCCGGTTGTTGCGATGGATAAAGAGGCTGGAAAAGTCCCGGTTTTCGGGAAGGAGGCCTTCAAAATCTATTCAACAGAGCGCGCCATCCGGGCACGTTCAAACCGGATTCTGCCTGATGATTTAAGCACGACCGATGTGATCACGGAAGAGCATGATCTTGAATATCCGGTTGATTATCGCGAAGAAAATGAGTCCATGCTGGGCCGGGAAAAACACGCAACCCGTGTTGTTACTGATGGTATTGCCCTGAGGCTGGAAAAGAAGGCGGCTGATTTGGCTCAAACTGCCGGTAATTATCCTGCCGGAAATAAGAAGGCGCTGACCACTACCGGTTGCTGGGATGACAAAGCGAATTCGACCCCGATCAAGAATATCGAGGATGCAAAGGAAGCCATCCGGTCCAAGATCGGCGTGCAGCCGAATACCATGATTCTTGGCCCGTCGTCCATGAGTGCTTTGCGGGTTCACCCAGAGGTGCTTGACCGGATCAAATATTCGATGAAGGGGGTCGTTACACCCGAGTTGCTGAAGGAAATCTTCGGAATCGAAAACCTGGTGATCGGGAATGCGATTTACAGCAATGATGCCGGAACAGCCTTCACGGACGTCTGGGGAGATAATTGCATCCTTGCTTATGTCAATAACCGGAAAGATGCAACGGAGTTTGATCCGTCCTTCGGATATACTTACAAGCGTACCGGATACCCTCAGGTTGATAAGTATCCTGAAAATGGCGGGAAGATCAACATTGTCCGGTCCACCGACTTTTTCGTTCCGAAAATTGTTGGCTCTGATGCCGGGTATCTGATTTCGAATACCATTGCCTGATTTAATCCGGGAGAAATCCCGGTTTAATTCCACTTTAACCAGGAGAATTTATGGCAAAAAAGGAAACCCGGAAATACCGGGTAATCGATGGCCCGATTCACTCTGCTGATACAGAATATGAAATCGGGGATGAGCTTGATCTCACTGAGAAACAGGCTGCCGGATTGGCTGGCTATGTGCAACTTGTCAAAGAAACCCCTGCGAAACCCGCAGACAAAAAAGGTGATGAAAAATGAAAACTACCAGTCCTGGAAACACCACATCCATTCTGGCCGCTGCAAATGTTGTCAAAAACCGGTTCATTGGTTTTGACGGAAATTATCCCGCTGCCGATGCCAAATCATTCGGTGTGATCAATGATGATACGGACTCTGGTTACCAGGCTCCGGTTGTGATTGACGGGATTGTTCTGGTTGAGGCCAGTGCCGCAATTACACTTGGAGCCAAGGTCACTACGACCAACGTTGGAAAGGCGAAGGCTGTTTCCGCTTCTGAAGCTGTGAACGGATATGCACTCGATGCAGCTTCTGCAGATGGTGATCTGATCCGGGTTCAACTGAAATAAACCCACGGCCGATGTTCATGGCCAATCGGAAAGATCCGCAATCAATCGGATCAAAATAATCCGGAGAGTGAAAGCTCTCCGGATTTAATCCAGGAGTAAAAAAATGGCATATACGACCCAGGCTGAAATTGAAGTTTTGATCCCGGAGCAAAAGCTCCTGGAACTTGCAGATGATGATTCTGACGGTGTTGTTGACGCTGCAATTCTGGATCCGATTATTGCGGATGTTGACGGTCTGATTGATGGCTTTTGCCAGGCAAAATACACCGTTCCGTTTGTCACCGTTCCTGCCATCATCAAATCAATTTCAAAGGACCTTACCTGTTTCCGCTTATATCAAAGGAAGGTCCTGGCAGAAACCCCAGAGGCTGTTATTTCGCTGCAGAAAAATGCAATGAAACTCCTGGAAAAAATTGCTTCAGGTGAACTGGCTTTAGGAACAACGGTTCCAGATACCGGCGTAATCAGAACCAATAAAACTGCAGATGACCGTGAATTCAGCCGGTCCAAACTGGATCAATTTTAATGCCGGTGTTAACTGCTTCTGTTAATGGGGTTACGGATTACCTCAAGTCAAAACAAACTGGTGGGTACCCGAAGACAATTCAGCCTTATAGCGGTGAAATTTCAAGGCTTCGGGAGTTAACACTCAATACACCGGCGGTGCTCCCCCACATTCCTGAAGGTAGAGGAAAAGCACTGGATACGCTTGGTAATATCATGAACCATGATGCTTCGATCGGGATCTATTGTATTGCTAAAAATCTGAAAGGCGAAGGATCTCACGTCAGGGATTTACTTGAGGTCATGGACTGGGTGATGGATCAGCTGCGGGGGCAAACGATCCTGATTAATACCCGACCGATACCGATTGGAACTGATTTCGAATTTGCGACAAACCCGGATGGGTTCGGTGAAGCTGGTGTTGCTGTCGGTTACATCATTATCAAACTTAATGGGATTTTTAATTCATGAAATACCTATCAATTCTTATTCTGCTGGCTGTCTCCGCCTGCTCAACCACTGGTCCGGGACCGGCAGTCCTTCAAACGAAGGTTGCCGTCCCGGTCAGTCCGGTTTCAGAAAATTTGCCGGCAAATGAAACCACCAAAATTGAAATCAATGGTGAGGTTTTTGGAAAATCCGACTCGGTTTTTGTTTCGGAATTACCAGTAGCCAGCCATGACCCGGAAGGGATAGTGAAGCCCCGGAAAACAATCCGGGCCCGGGTTTATACTTCAGCTGTATTCGACAGTTCATTTGGGGTTTTTAAGCGGCTCAGGTTGGAGTATCTCTCCTGGCCGTCCCCCCATTTTAAACTGCTCGAACTCAGGCTGGACAGTGCCTACTTTTTTTCACAAACACTCATCCCCGGAAATCAACCAGAGATCCGGTCACCCCCGATATGGGAGAACTACGAATTCTGGATTTGCTTGACCAGTGTCTTTGCAGCTGGTCTGTTTATTGGAATCAAACTGAAATAAGGAGACAATATGCGATTCTTTGTTTTCTCCCTTCTCCTCTTTTTTTTGGCCTGGTTCATTTTTGACTGGTCATTTTATAACGCCATACAATACAGCTCATTTTCTGCTGGTTTTTTAATCCTTACAGGGATCAACTTCTTTGTAGCCCTGCTTGACCTGATTGTTTTATGGGAATATGAAACGTTTGAAGAAATCATTAAAAAAAGGAATTTGCCTTATGCGATCTATCTCTCGAGCCTACATCTTGTTGGTATTGCTGTTGTCATTTTGTTTCGTTCTTAATGCGATTGCCTCTCCGTCCGAAAAAAGCAAACCGCCCATTGTTCTCCTTGCGGCCCAATATGTTGGAACCCAGGAAGTAACGCCAAATTCAAGTCCGGTTATTGATTCAATGCTGGCTTTTGTTGGGCTTAAACCTGGAGCCCCTTGGTGTGCTGCAGATGTTTCATTTTTATTGGATAAATCCGGTGCTGTGTTTCCGAACCCATCTCCTACTGCCTTAGGGTTCAGGGATAGACATACATCCATTTCTGCACTAGATGTTTATTCTGGATTAAAAACAGTACCCGACGGCTCCATTTTTATCATGCAAAAGGGGGTTACGTGGCAGGGTCATTGCGGAATTGTTAATGAATTTACTTCCAGGCTTAACTATGAAACTTATGAAGGTAATACCTCAAAACAACCGGGCACGATCCGATCGGAAAGTGATGGTGATGGTCACTGGCCAAGATCCAGAACGGTTGAGCCCTATAATTACTTTGGGGTTAAATGGTTTACACCAGTCCGGTACAAATCGGATTTTGGTCCGCTCATTACCAGGTTAAAAAAGCAGACCAGAGAAAGCGGAGGTGGCGGACAAATGTCTGATATCTGCAAGGAAAACCGCTGGAATTATTTCGCATCACCCCATTTATATCAGGCGAAATTCGTTTTCTTAAAGGCGGTTTAAACCGAAACTAAAAACGCAATGTAACTCAAGTGGACAGAGTTCCGGAAATGCCGGAAGGTTTCGGGTTCGAATCCCGACATTGCGTCTACCAACATAAAACTGGAGTCTTAAAATGGGCGCACCAAAAAACCGTCAACCGATCAAACTTGAGGTCAAAAACTTTGCTTCAGGAGGAGCCGTTGGCACTTCATATTCAGAACTCATTGGAGTTGTAAAGGAGTCGAAGGGGATTAACTGGGAACCGAAGTCTGTCACGCTTGGCAGTGATGAGGAGTTGAACACCGGCGGGAAAGCCAGTCTGGAATTTCAATTCACTGAATGTGCAGCATCCGGAGCAACCGAGGCAAATCTTCAAACCGACATTAAAAACGGGGTCCGATTTCTGGTCAAAGCGACCTACCTTGACGGTTCAACCGAAACATTCGGGGATACTACCAAAGGGGTCACTGTTTCGCTTGCAACTGACCCAAAGTCGGATGTTAAAACCTTTACACTGAAGTCGACTCAAAGCCATACTCAGCGAACAAATGTAATTGTTGAGGGCTAAAAATGCCTGCTTTAACACGGTTTGATTCAGTCTGTATTATTGCGGATGATGACCAATTTTTTGCAAGCCCGGTTTGGATTGATCAATTAATCCCGGGAAAGGGATACGCATACGAAACGTTAACAATTGAATCCCTGGGCGGCGAACAAATTGCCACCGGGCAGAAACACCAATTGGAGTTAAAGTTTCTCGACCCGTCTGGAATAGTAACACTCCGCTCCTGGATGGCTTCTGGGAAGCGGGTTTGGGTGTACGCTTACGGTTCAGGCGGTTCCTTGTTTTGGCTGAATTCCTCACTTTTTAAGGTGAGTGAATTACCTGAATCAGGTGACGGCAAACCGATGGTCTACACCCTTTCCATGTCGGAAAGCGGGTGGCTGAATATTCGGTCCGGAATCAACCTGTTATTCCCAACTCTGGCACGGGGGGAGGATGCATCCTGGTTCGGCCCGGTTATCAATGGAACGCTTACGTCGGCAGCCAAAAATGTTGGGTTTACAACCGGGTCTGACCCAGTTCTGAAGGTTGTTCAAGCCGCTCCCGGTCAGACCTATGTTCACACGGGTGCTGCAGGCCGGTTTAAGTTCCCGGTGCGGAGCGGGATGACCTTTTCCCTCCATGTGGATACCTATCTGTATAACACCTCGGCCGGCCAGAACCGGAAAATCGGGATGAAGTGCTTTGACGGGACACAGACCCAAACCGAACTACTGCTGATCACGGATGCCACCATTGGCGCTGCCAAAAAGGTCACCGGTGTCCTGACGATTGCGAACGCCAGCAGTAAGTTTGCCTGCTTCCAGCTGGAGGTTAACAACACCGGCGGATCGGCATCCTGTGAGTTTGACAACGCCGTTCTGTCCGTTTCTGATCAAACCATAACAGCCTTTACAGAGGGATAAAATGGCAAAGACTCAACCGATTACCTACCGGGTCAACCGGGATTTTGTTCATACTCAGATCGATAACGAAACCAGAGAAACCCAGGTGGTTGATCTGACAGCCGGTGAAGTGTACCTGGCCGGGGAGTATTTTGCCAAGGGCGAATATCTGCCGGCGGAATTGATCCCGGTCTTTGAAGATGACCAAATTATAGGAAGGGACAATTAAATGGCCAGGAGTATGACCGACTTTGGAATTCTGAATATTTCAATGTCAAATTTCGGAGTCAAGGCAATTTCCGGAACGGGTGCTGTAACTGGTCCGTTCGCCGCATTTCAATGTGTTGAGGACACAGTTTTTAATACTTCAGGAACAACTGTAGAGTCAGGAGATGGCCCTCTTGCCGGCAAAACACATCCAGCGGGGATGGTCGTCGTAATGCCGTTTATTGATATCCAACTTGTTTCCGGCTCCGGTTACGGGGTCAAGATAAACTGATGTTACCTTTTCTTTTTCCAAAAAACAGGTTACTAAAAAAAAGGCAGCAATCTGCCTTTTTTAATGGATCAGCGTACCTGGATTATGGTAACCCAGTGAAGGGGCAGGTTACCGGCGCCATGACACTATTGGTATGGGTCCGGTATCCGGCCACCCCAGCTGGGAACAAAGGATTATTGTGTAAATCGGATACCGTTTCCGGGAATTACCGGGGAATTCAGATCATGAAAACACCGGTAGATAATCAGTTTGCCTTTTTACTCTCCCCGGACGGAATTAATCAGAATAAATCATTCCGTCTGACTGTTACAGATTCAACTCAATGGAATCTTATTGGCATGAGGTATAATGGAGCAGGGACTCTTCGCCTGACAAAGGACGGTGTTGATGTAACGAATGATACAGGATTCGTCTCGAAACCGACGAATAATGCCATGACAACGGTTTATAATACTCCAGCAAGTTGGTTCGTTGGGATGACGTCTTTAGCTGATGCAAATGGGATGACCGGTAACATCCGGGATCCGCAGGTTTACTCCAGAGAATTATCGGATGCAGAATTGCTGGAAATTTGGAACGGTGGGACACCAAAGGATGAATCAGGAAGGACCGGGCTCATTTTATACCCTCGTTTGAATGGTGATTTCGCTGATTATTCCTCGAACCCTGCAACTGGTTCTTTGAATAATGTATCGTTTCAGGCTGAGTATCCCCGTCAAATATTTGAGACGACTCAGGGGAGTATGCACAACAACAGACTTTGGACTCCAATGACACTTGGCGCGAAAACAAGTGGACTTGCTGAACAAAAGTTCGTCACAACAGAAACGAATTTGATCATCGGCGCCTACAATAGCGCAACCGATGCTCGTTATTCAACTGTTGGAGTTTGGGTTGACGGAGCTTATCATGATTCTCTCTCTTTTGGCACAGCAACGGGATACAAGGAGAAGAAATTCACCCTTGCTGTAGGGTCAAAAACTATTTTATTGCGAAATTCTGGCCGGGACTATACCAATAATCAAAGTGCATCGATTTTCAGGGTCTTTTTATCTGCACAGAACACCTACAGGGTAGCTGAAGATAAAAACCGGAAAAGGTTGGTTGTTATTGGAGATTCAATCAGTCAGGGATCCACTGGAACAATAGGGATTCGTGATGGTTGGGTTCCTTTGGTAAAATCAGATTTCATCGGAAATGTTGCCACGGAAGGCGGTGCTGCAATGCAGCTTCGTCACATCGCTTTAGACACACCAACGATTTCCAGCTTTGTGTCCAGCCTGTCCACGTTGTTTGATTCTACTGATTCAAACGCCCTTATAATAGCACTTGGTACGAATGACTATTACTTCGCACTGTGGAATGCTTCCGGATTCGGAACTGCATATGGTGCATTGCTGGATGCAATTCACACGGCTTTTCCTTCATTGGTGATTTATGCGATCACGCCAACCTACAGAACGACTGAAACCGCAAATGCCGTAGGTTCTACCCTGGATGACTATCGTAACCAAATTATTTCTGTTTGTTCTGGGAGAGGATATGTAACGGCTATCGAGGCAAAGACCTGGATTAATTCCGGGGATTTAGCCGACACAGTTCACCCGAACAATGCAGGTCATTTAAAAATCAAGGCACAGGTTCAATCTTTATTGGGGTATTAAATGCTGGTGGGCGGAATTGACTCAATTTGCATCGTTGCTGCAGCAGATACCCATCTGGCCGATCCCGTCTGGCTGGATAAGGTTCTGACTGAGGGTAATTACCGGGCACCCTATGACGGTCCACAGCTCTGGAATGATGGGTATTACAATACCATCCGGAAACACACCTTCAAATTCCTGACTGGCGACACCGCACAATTCACGAAGCTCGAAGCCTGGGCGGAAGCCAACACATCGGTTTTCATTTACACCTTTGGAATTGACGGCGGTCTGCAGTGGGAAGAGGGATCAGTCATCCGGCCGAACCGGGACCGGGCAAACAAGTCACTGGATCCTGACTATCTTGAAATCCAGATTGCGGTTTCCGGAATTGGTCTGAACGTTCGTGCCCGTAAAAACCTTCTGCCGTCAGCTGTCGCCGGTGGGGATTCCGTCGCCGGGTTTACTCTGGATTCCGGCATCACTTTCGTTTCGACAACCCCGAATGCCGGGTTTACGTCTGCTGTCGGAGCTGCCTTCCGGCTGACACAGTCCTCCGGTAGTTACTCCTTTCTGAAAGCAACCTATTCCCAGAAATTTCCGGCCAGAAAGGGCCACCCGGTTTCCCTGTTCGCCTCAATGTTTGCCGGCACCGGCAATGATGTCGGCACTCCGGGGATCATCCTGACTGGATACTCCGGGACTGGGGTTTCAACAGAAACCTTTGCGCTGACCAACGATTCATTTATTCACGGGGTTATGAAGGGCACTTACCTTTTTGCCAATTCGTCAACCCGGTATTTCAAGCTTTCATTTGCATGCAACGAACCAACCTCAGTGAACGAGTTTGATTCCATTGCAGTGACTTACGGACCTCAAATTCTCAAATTCATAGACTTCTGACGGAGACACAATGAAAACCTACAACATTTCAGGCATCCAGTACCGGCACGTTCCCTGTTCCGCAAAGCGGGCTGAGGATTTCCAGAAACAGTATGCCATCGTTGACAAACAGGCGGATGCCGGGGAGTATACCCCAATGGCTGTGCTGGCCAAATCCATTGTAGAGAGGGTGAAGGCGGATTCAACTCTGCCGGAGCCAGACTGGGCCGGTGACGTGCCGATGACAACCATCCGGGAGATCCTTGCGGATTTTTTTTTACTATTCAATCCCAAATTTGGGAGCTCGCTGATCTTCTTGAACGAATTGAATCCAGACGAGATCCGGACAGCCGCGTCCACCCGGTGCGCTGGGCAACCGACTGGCGAAAAGAGCAAGGCCTCCACGACCTGATCATGTCGGTGGCCGGTGACGATCCGATCCGGTTCAATGACATTTTCGAATCCTGCACCTGGCCGGAAATCGGCCGGGCTTATGTTTCCAAAGTTTCCCGAACTGCTTTTTATGTTGAGAAAAACTGATGGCAAATACTGTCGAAATTAAAATCGTTGTTGATGGTAAGGAAGGCATTCATACCATTGAGCTGACGGATGAGCAGCTTAAAAAACTCGGGGGCACGAGTAAGGATTCAGGGGAAAAGCTTCATTCTGCTTTTTCAAAATTCCCAGGGATCCTGATTGCAATCAACCAGGGTCTGGAGCTGGCGAAAAAGGGATTTGATCTTATCATGATTCCAATTCAAAATGCCGGTCAGTTCGAGCAATATGAAGCTGCTTTAAAGGTGATGCTTGGATCCACTAAAGCCGCCAAACAACGGCTTTCGGAATTAGTTGATTTTGCAAAAACAACGCCGTTTGAACTCCCTCAGGTGGTTGAAGCTGCAAACCAGCTTCAGGCACTTGGCCGGTACTCACAGGAAAACCTACGAATGCTTGGAGACCTGGCATCAGCTTCCGGAAAGCCGATGGAGCAGGCTCTTTCCGCTTTTTCAAAAATGGCTTCCGGACAAAAAGGCATTGCCGTTGATATGTTTCGGGATCTTTTGATCACTACCGATGACTGGCAACGGGCAACCGGTAAAGGAATTTCTGCCAACGGTGAACTTCTGGCATCCACCGAAGAAATGCTTTCGGCTTTGCCACGAATCCTTGAGGAAAAGAATTTTTCCGGGATGATGGAAATGCAAGCCCAGACTTTTAATGGTGCCGTTTCCAACATGCAGGATGCTATCGGCCAGCTGATGACCCAATGGGGGAATGAACTCCTTCCGCTTGCAAAAGGTGTTGTTTCCGGAATAACAGAAATCACCTCTGCATTCATTGACACCCAGACCGAGTTTGAAAAGACGGCAGAAAAATCCACCCAGCTTGAATCCCGGTTTGATACCCTTTCCAATCAATATTTTGTACTGGCAGGAAAAACAAACCGGTCAGCTGAGGAAACCAAAATCCTTCAGGAAATTATTTCCTCACTTCAGTCCGAATTCCCGAACTACCTTCAGGGAGTTGATCTTCTCAATGGATCCTATTCTGAAAACGAAAAGGCCATCAAGGGGGCAAAGGATCAGCTGAACGAGTACATTGCCGCTCAGGTAAAAGCTGCCCTGATGGCCGATGAAAATTCAGCCATCATTGAGTCTACTTCCAAAAAACTTGAGTTGACCAGAAGAAAAACAGCAAAACAAGTCGAATTGAATGCCGCAAAAGATGCCGGAACGCTGAACCAAAAAGAGATAATCGACGTTGGGAGTGACCTTGGCGGGAATGCAGCCCAGGCAGGTGCAAACCTGACGGCCCGGACTGTCGGGGAACGGTTGAATTCTGAGATCCAGGCATTGGATAAGGAGATTGCCCAATACCAGTCTGATATTGATTCGCGGCGGGATAAGATCAACCAGATTCAAGATGAAGTCACAAAGGAATTTGGGATAACAAACCCTGCGGCACCAACCACACCGGCCACACCAAACCCTAATGGGAATCCTGTTTCCGATCCCGGCAATGGTGATAAAGATTGGAAAAAATCCGTCATGCCGGAAGATCCTTATGCCCGGCGTGATGATATGCTTACCCCACCAGACCGGAGCAAAAAGGTTAAACGGGATTTGGACCTTGAGTCTGAAATGTATCGCCAGTCACGGCAGGAGATCATTGAGGAGTCCAACGCCACCGCGGATCTGGAAATCCGGAATTCCCAGCTGACAACGGACGAGAAAATCCGTCAGATTGAAAACCAGCTCCTTTACTCCAAACTATCTGCGGAGGAACAGAAGGCTTTGGCTGATGACCTCACCGCCTATCAGGTGCAAAAATGGGAGGAGGAAAAAGCATCCCGGGAAGCATCGGTCCGGGAAATGCAGGGCTACTGGCACTCCTTCAGCCAGGATATCCTGGACACTTCAATCACAGGTGCTGAAAGAATGAAGCGGATCACGGACCAGATCAAGCTCCAGTTTATCCAGGCGGTTGGTGATATGGTTATTGCCCAGGTTATGGGCGAAACGGAAAAGACCGCAGCCGCTCAGACCGGGGCAGTCGCCCGAGTTGCAACGGTTGCTTGGGAAGCCGCTGTTTCTGTGGGAAAGTCAATGCTTACGATTGCAGCAACTCTATGGGACGGAATGTTAAAATTCTTTTCTTGGGGATTTCCTTTTACACTCCCATTGGCTGCGGCTGCTGTTGCGGGCGGAATTTCTTTGGTGAAATCCTCAATTAAAGCCGTCGGGTTTGCAGAGGGTGGTGTTGTGGATCGGCCGACCTTCGCAATGATTGGGGAAGGCACACAGCCGGAAATCGTGACACCCCTAAGAACGTTTCAGCAGGTAATCCAACAGGATATCATTCCGAAACTGGAGCTTCAGGATCAAAATAGATTCCAGGCTACCGGGCCGTCAATCGACTACGATAGACTTGGCCAGTCTTTAGCAAAATATGTCCCCAAAAATTTGGCAGTTGATGGTATTGAGTTACTCAATAGGTTGGATGCTGCTGAAAAGAGGAGAAATACGTACTGATGGCTGCATTTAAGCGGATTCTTGGAAAATTAGAAAATCAAAAATTCCGGATCCGGGTATTTGATATGGTTGATTCTTATTACACCAGCTCAGATTACGAGGATTTGTGCTTGCAGTTTATTGGTGAAGTTGTCCAAATTCGGGAGTTGAAGGATAACGGGCTATCAATTGGGTACAACCTGGTTAAATGTAAGATTCTCCAAAACCGTTTGATTACCACCTCCGGCATAGAGGTGGATCTTTTTTCGAGACTTATTGATTTAGATTATTATGGCTTCGATGCCGATGCAAACTATATATTCCGCCCACTTTACCTTGAGTTGTTCGATAAAACGGCTACGACTTCCAGATACTTCAAGGTAAAGACCAACCAAATCAGGCCTGAAATTTCCGGGTCCAGTCTCATTTTTGAATTGTCGTTCACAGATGGATTTGATGACTTTAAGTACTTGCTGACAGCTGATTACGCTTCAGCGATGTTTACAGATACTGTTTCGTTTAAACTTTCCGAATATATTGAGAATTGCCTTTCCTTAAACGAATCGGCGCTGGCATATCCGGGTTGGGGATCTAACACGCTAAATCTAACCCACTTTTGGGAGTTTCAATCCATTGGAGATACCGGGAATTTATTTGAAAAAATCTATACCAATGGGCTCTCAATTTTTCAGAACTTTAATAATTTCGATCAATTCCTTTCAATGGTAATGGTGAACTTCTATTGTTCGATCTACTCTGAGGGACTTGGTGTTTGGTATTTAAAGCCGTTTGAAAACGGGTCCCCGATTTCGCTTCCCTTTCAGCTTGGGTTTGAAGGAATGGTTCTTTCACAAGATGACCCCCCGGTTGGGTATGTTATCCCGGAATGCACAGATAAATGGTCTGGAATAAACAAGGTGAGGTGTTCAACTGCTGGGCCCTTTGTTAAACCGGCACCCGGGTTTATGAACCCGAGTGAAAAAATAATTCCAATCTCATTCATGGAGGGTTATTATACTGATGGGCACCATTTAACGAATCTCTTTTCATATCAGGGCCTTTATGACCTTGTTAATGGATTTAGAACAGGTTCATCAGGTTCTTGGTTTTCAATCCATGACATTTTGAGAAATTATTGTTTTGACCGACTGAAAAAGGGCCAACTTGTTTTTGAAACAAATTTACCTACCATTTTTACCGGAATGATAGACATGGGGTCGCTTTATAGCGCAGTGATTGAAGGGCGAAATTTTACTTTAAAACCGGTCAAGATCGAACGAAGCCTGACCGGCTTTACTGAGAGGGTCAAGTGGATTTCAATAAAACATTGATTTGGACCCGACGCATTTTCCGAAGTGGCCTTCTAATAGGTTTTAACCAAGGATTCCTTGATTATTCCGGTTTTGATGAAATAAGTACAGACATGGGCATTTAATTGTGTCTGCTCCTTGTCTGACAAATAACTGGTATTGCATTTCACTGATATTTCATAGCCAGACGGAACGGGAGTTTTTGTGATCTCATACCCATACCCTCCTGATTTTGTAGGATTATAAGTCTCAAGAACAAAATCAGTTGCGATCTGGATCTTCATGGTTGAGTATTTTGTCAAAAAGACTTGTGCCCGACCCCATGCATCACCTACGGAATCTTTTGGGACAAACACCTTTGTTCCAAATTTTGATACCTCTTTCAGGCCTTCTGATTTCTCTAATTCTTCATTATGACGTTTTGTAAATTCTGCCAGGCTTTCAACGTCCATTTCAAAGATATACCCGGTCTTCCCTTTAAATTCAGCACGATAGGTCGAGTACCATTTTCCAGTAACGGTAATTGTGTCACCTTTTTTTAACTCCGCCAAGGACTTTGAGAATGGTGAGTTTCCATCTTTGAGCTGTGAGCTACTGGTTAAGACCATTTTTTTAGGTTGGACGTCGGTTACATTCTCGGTTGTTGAACAGCCGAAATAGATAACTAAAAATAAAAAAACAAAATATCTCATTATAAGGCTCCTTTTTACAAGGGGTTTAAGGTGGATTTATACCTAATTTAAGGATTGTTAAATGGGAGTCAAACCCCTACCTTTGAATGATTCGAAAAAATCTCAAACTAAACGCTACAAATTCTCAAACTATTTGCGCCGTTATACCTGAAGTTCCCGGATTTAATGAAATCTATTTAGCACTTTCCAGGTTATCCCTTGCCTACTATGCACCCCTCAGTTATGTTCTTTCCTCTAAAATAAGGAAATACGAAGAGCTTTATGACACTCGGGTTGGAGAGGGCACCAGCCGACTCAGGCAAGTTGACCGTGAACGGAGCCTGCAAACCTTAATGACTACCAATTTGCTGAAAAGGCTCGAAAGTTCAGTTGCTTCATTCAGATTGACTCTAAAAGTTTTAAAAACCCATAACGAGGTTATGGTTAACCGGATAGATGAATTTGAACGAAGCGGGAAATCTGGACAAATAAATGACTGGTCTGACCTGGTTGAAGACCTTGAACCCGATGATGATGAATTTCAGGAAACAGAACATGGGCAAACGGAAGGTAAAATTAAAATTGACCTTTCGGATATGGATTTGTATTCATGGCGTGCCAATTTAATTTCTGACCTGGAAATTCTGAACAATCTTCTCTTTGAAATGGAAAAAGTTACTCCTCTTCATGACAGCAAACTACAACAATTGATTCGGGTAATTGACGAGAAAATAACCAGACCGATAAATCAAGGAAATAAAAAGGTTCTCGTCTTTACTGCCTTTGCTGATACTGCCGATTATCTATATGATAATCTTTCTGAAAGACTCAGGAGCACCCATAGTGTTTTTTCCGGAAAAGTGACCGGGCAGGGTTCACCAAAAACAAATCTGAAAAAAGGAATCGATTTTCAGGAATTGCTGATTCATTTTTCGCCAATTTCCAAAGAGCGGCACCTGATCTTTCCCCACGAAACAAATGAAGTCACTTTACTGATAGGAACTGACTGCATTTCTGAAGGACAAAACCTTCAGGATTGTGATTTTGTAGTCAATTATGATATTCACTGGAATCCTGTCAGAATTATCCAGCGGTTTGGAAGGGTTGACCGCCTGGGTTCGAAAAATGCGGTTATTCAACTGGTAAACTTCTGGCCGGATATTTCACTTGATGAATACATCCGGTTGAAAGACCGGGTTGAAAACCGGATGGTGATCGTGGATATGGTTGGTACAGGGGATGACAACGTACTGACTGCAAAGTCAAATGATGTTGCTTACCGCAAGGAGCAATTACGCCGGCTTCAGGAGGAAGTCATTGATCTCGAAGAGTTAAAAACGGGTGTTAATATTACCGATCTTGGTCTGAATGATTTCCGGATGGATTTGCTTTCATACCTTCAGAAAAATCAGGATCTGGAAAAGGCTCCCAATGGCATGCATGCCGTCATACCTATGAACCCTGAAATCGGGCTTATGCCAGGCGTTATTTATGTTCTCAGGAATAGAAATAAAAGTGTTAATAAGGATCTGCAAAACAGATTGCATCCCTATTATTTGGTCTATTCAGATATAAACGGACAGATTTTGCTTGGTCACCTGGATGTTAAGCGCCTGCTCGATCTGATTCGGAACGGGTGCCGGGGCTATTCTGAGCCCATTCCTGAATTATTCACCGGGTTCAATTCTGAAACAGAGGATGGAAGAAAAATGGACAGGTACAGTGAACTCCTCACCAATGCCATCCAATCGATTGCTGAAATAAAAGAACAGCGGGATATTGACTCCTTATTTACCTCAGTTAAAACTACGGCCCTGGTAGATGTGATCAACGGTCTCGAAGATTTTGAACTAATTGCTTTTTTGGTAATAAAATAA